TCTTCTTTTAATTGAGATTGTAGATCTTTTAGTGATTCTTTTAGTGGCTCTACACTTTCAGGTACGTCTGAGTCTAACGTAATTAACTTTGACGTATATTCAATAATCTTTTTATTTGCAGTTTTTTCATTTTTTTGAAAGATTGCCTGTTCTTTAGATTGTTCTTTATATTGTGATTGTAAATCTTTTAAGGATTCATTTTCCTCTAATAATTTTTCTGAAAAATCTGTTTTGTTAAAATCTTTTAGTAGTGCTTGAACATCTTTTATTTCTTCGTTTGCAAGATGATACAGTTCTTCAAATACAGTTATGTCTAAAAATTGAACCAAAAGGTCTTTCTTTTCTGTTTGTGTCTTGTCTATGAAGCCTGTGTTATTATTTTGTACAGACAGGGCCGTCAAGGCAAAATCTTCATAGTTACCCAAAAACCCTCTTATATTTCTATTAGTGTATACTCTTTGTTCACCATTTAAAGAAATAGGATTACCATCTTCGCCAATCATCCAAAAATCAACATCTACCCTTGCACCACCATCTTTTTTTCTCTTTGCCTTTCTTTCAATAAAGTAATCTACCCCATCTATCTCAAAGTTTAATTTACAAGAAAAATTATTTTTTTTATTGTTAATTACGGCTGCAGCCATTTTTGTTCTAGAGCATTTGTCAAAAATACAAAAGGATAAAGCATCTAAAATTGCAGACTTACCCGAATGATTTGGCGCAAATATTCCGACGGCTCCTTTTACAGTTTCAAAATCTATTATATTATTTTCACCGTAACTAAACATGTTTGAAAATTCAAACTTCTTAGGCTTCCACTTTATATTTCTACCAATCTCTATGTCTGGTAGCATCTTATTTAGATCTCTATTTATGTTTCTTATCCTAGAAAAAGTATCTTCATCTATATCAGAAAAGTTTCTTTCAAGGTGTTCAACTATTAGTTTACTTTGATATTCTGAGTCTCTAATATCCTTTGTCAGAGCCGTTGATGCCCTTGAATTATTAGATATACTAGAAATCTTATCTCCTCTAATAACAACATAGTCTTGAATTTTGCTTACCTTTCTAAGTTCTATTATAGCTTCTTTTACCTGTGCCTGAGTTGTATTTTCTGTTATGAATCTAAGTCTAGGGTATTTTGGAATATCGTCAACATTAGGAAGTTCACCATTCTTCATTCTTATTGTATAATATCCATAGTCGTTTACTATATTAAAAAACTCAGCCTTTCTCTTTTCTATGTCCCAAACAACATATCCGTGATTTTCAAAAGATTCTCCAAAATTCTGTTGTATCAAGGATCCAGCATAAGTTACTGTTTCTGCCTTGTTTAGGTGTTGATACTTGTGAATATCTCCAAGCATTACCATGTGACAGCCATCAAACGTTTTTAGTGGTAAATTTTCATCTCTAACCGTATAACCAGCATCAGTTTTAGAATTATTTACGGCTCCATGAAAGACTCCAATTCTATTTTTTGACTTTGAATCTTTGGCGTTTGGCCAGGTTGTTGTTTCTTGTAGAACAGAATAAACTATAAAATCTACATCCGCAAAACTATATATTCCGCTATCTCTTAGATAGTATAAATTGTCATTGTTTAAGTTGTCTACTATTGGAGTTAAAGAATCTAGCCTATTTGGATTGTTTAGATTAGCATCGTGATTACCTGCAATAATTACAGTTGGCCGTATTTTTGCCAGGCTGTTCAAGAACTCGCTCACCATACTAACAAGTTCTGGACTAATATCTGTTTTAGTGTGTACAATATCTCCAGCAACATAGATTAAGCTATTTTTTGGTAAAGCCCTAGCTGCTTTATACAGCTTTCTAAATACCTGTTTATATTCTTTATGTCGCTTGTAGTTTCTTATATGAACATCTGCAACGTGTAAAACCTTCTCAACTTTATCAAATCCTAAATCAACTTGCATGTATCTTATACTCCAATAATTTTATAGGCGTCAGCTCTTCAACCTTGTCAATCAACTCTGTTATTTTATTAAAACCCAATTCTGATGGGTCTTTATCAGGTAACTCAACGAAATGTACAGATATGCCATTTGAAATAAAATATTCACACATATCTAAAGCTTTTTCCATAGCATCTTTATCTAAAGCAATATTTATCCTAGTTACCTTTTTTTCTAATATCTTTATCTTTAATTTGTCTAATATCATTTTACCAAATAACGGTATAGAATTTCTTTTTATAGCAATGGCATCAAATGCTCCTTCAACAATAGTTATGGTTTCATTCCAATTTACAAAAAGGTCAAAGCCAATAATATCTTTTGTTACGACTGGATTAAGGTGTTTAAAGTTAACGTCATAATAACTTCTACCTGTAAAGAAATTTAACTTTCCATTTTCGTCATAACTTGGAATAATTATCATTCCTCCATATTTTCCAGAGCCACAATAACCTATGTTATATTTAAGAATATCTTGACTTGTTATGCCTCTTTTTTTAAGATAATACAAAGCATTTCTAACTTCTGGGCTGACTGTGCTTACATCATATAGCGGTATAAATTCTGACGGTAAACTTAAGTGTTCGTATTGTTTACTGACAGAATATGTTTTGCCGCCAGTTATTTTAGAAAGTAGGTCATAAAACTTTTTTTCTACCTTTAATTTTCTAAATAAACCTAATATTGTGTGGCCACCAGTACCGCAAACCCAGCAATGCCATTTTTGACTTAATAAGTTAACATTAAGCTTTTTCTTGTGGTGTTTGCAAAAAGGACACTTAAAAGATATTTCGCTCTTTTTATGGTTGTGATTACCTTTAGACAATACAGATTCTAATAATTGAACTAATCTTAGACTTTTCATTAAGTATAATATAATAAAAATTTATGAATATAAAAAATCTGGTACAATTATTTTAACCAGTCAGTTGGAATTTCTTTGTCTGCCCATACAATTCCATTTTTATCACAGTAATCTGCATAGGTAGTCTTAGAACCTTTTCTTATTTTTCCTCTAGGGTTTTGAAACACTATACGTATATCTAGTTCAGGGTGTTGTTGTTTTATCAACATGTGTTTTTTTCTATCTTCTAAAACCCATCTACCCTTTGTTTCTACTAATATTCCATTTGGAAGAGTAAAATCTACTGTATATTTGTGGTGAGTTTCAGGTTTTATATAATCTATGACCGTTTTTTCGTATTCAAACTTTGTTTTGCTTTCCTTTAATTGATCTGCGACCTTGTGCTCAAAGCCACTTCTATAACCATGCTTTATTGCGGCCGCTCTGGCCTTGCTTATTTTTCTTGCCATATTATGTATCGAATCTTACCTCTATTGTTGTGTCATAACCATCGTCTTTTCTCAGTGGTCGAGATAATTTACCCACTGCTAAAAGTCTTGCAGAATCATCATACAAACCTATTGTTGTTATATATGGATCCCAATCAGTATCTGTAATAAATGAAGCTATTTTACTCTCTCTTTTTCCAGAAGCTGATTGGTCTATTATAGTAGGATTAGCGGTAAAATTAAACTCTCCTCTTTTTATTTCTGCCGTAAACGAGTTTTCTGTTATCTCAAACGTGTTTTTAAATGATGCTGTACAATTTCTGGCTATGTTTGAGTATGCTCCTGATGGGTGTGTTATTGTTACGATTCCATGCTCATGCATAACGTTACCTACGTATGGCGTACCATTTGGACAGTTATATAAAAATTCTCGCTGATTTGGATTAAGTGCCTTATCGAATAAGTTGATTTCGTCTAGGGCCCCTGATATTGGTCTCATGAATTCACGCGCCATTTTTCTTACTGGGTTTCCTGTTCCAGGGTTTATTCTATATTGCCCGTCTACGGTCATTTCATATTCTCCTGACCAAGTCATTCTAGTAGCAACTCCAAAGTAAATATCGTTTTTATTTTTTGGATCGCTTCGGTCAGGGGCACTTAAAGACTGTTGTAACTGATTGTCTATATATAACTCTAGATTAGATCCAGTCTTTTGAAATACTATGTGCTTAAACGCAGAATTTTTATCTTCAAATAGCGCAGAAGAGCTAATCTGGTAAAGATTGATTCCGTCATTTCTTCTAGCTAGTATCTGGCCTGGTCGACCAATTGTTCCATCTTGTGCCACCATTGATGCAGTTGGGGTTGGTATTGGATTTGAAAAGTTTACAGATGAGCTAAACAATGGGCCAAATTGACTACCACTCTCAACAACTGGAGTTATGCCTTGATTGACTGCAGTTATTAAAAGCGTTACATTATTGTTTCCATTACTTTCAACATCATTATTTATTTTTGGAAAAAATGAACTTGTAATGACAGAAGTTATAGAGCCAGACAACAATAAATTATTATCAAGGGTTGTTGTAAAACCTCCCAGTGGAAAGAAGTCAAATGTTGGGTCAAATACCCCAAATACCGTACCTTCATGCCTGTACTTTGCCTTTACACTAAACGATGGGTGAGACTGTATTGCTGCAAACGACCTAGATGCTACATTGTAGTAGTCAAATGCTCCTGAAATTTCTGCTGTTGTTCCAGGGAAGAAGTGCGCAGCGCCAAGGTCTATTTCAGTTGTACTATGAGTTACAAAATTACCTAAGCTTGGCGCGGCTGAAGAACCGCTACTCCAATAAAAGACGTGCTTTTCATGGCTAGCTGGGTCAGGGTCTACATTTTCTGACGGCGCATACGATTCTGTCGGTCTACACGACAATATGAAAAAACTACCTGTAAAAAATTCAGGATATGGTGATCCTGCTTGTTCAAACCCATCACTAGGGGATGTGTCTGTTGTTTCTGGTGTGTTAGCTACCGGGTAGTTGTTAAATGTATTAAATGAATTGATGATTACTTGCATATTATCATGTCCTTCTCCTGCCGAAGAAACACCGTGGTTGACAAAATTTCCTGCCACAGAAGATGTTATGAGTATCTCTTTTGCATACGTGTTTTGAGCGGCTCTAGAAGGAATATGAGATGCACTCACCCTAAGTATTTGCCTACCTGTTTCTGACCCTGTTGCCCCTGTTTCTATTCCAGCATTTATTGCCCTTACCATTGCATCTGCAAAGGCTTGCGCAGAAGAAGTTACTGATCCATGAACAGAAACACTAGGATATAGTGCGATTGATGCTGATGTTATTTCAAATCTAACTTTAGTTCCAAATACGTCTTTTATTTGAAAAGCCGCTGATTCACTTGGCTGCCTAAGTATATGCGGAAAAACTAAATCAGGTTGGCCTGAACTTGCTGGTTCATTACCACCAGGGTTGTTATGAAACCTTATACCGTCTACATTATCAAGTCGGTGAGAGAAGTGATTGAAGCCTCTAGCTGTACTGTGTTCATCTTTTCTAAACTGAAACTGAACCCCTGCCAGCGAATCAAAGTTTTCTCCTTGAACAGAATCATTTTTAAATAGCTTGTGCCCAGAATAGCGAAGAGTTAATC